GGAGTCGTCCCAGACGGCAGGCTCCCCCAGCTCCTCGAATCTTTTCTTGAAATAGTCCGGCTCGCACGAGTGAGGGGCGATCTCGACGAGCAGCCGCTCCTGCTCGATAGGCAACAGTTCCATGACTCTCCAATTAATTCGGCAGCAATCCAAAATCATAGGCCGTCGCACCGGCCGTCATCCACGTCTTTGACCGTGAGCCTTCCCCGCGCGGCGCGGGTGTGCCCCAGGCGGCGAGAGCCGCCGAAGTTCCTTTCTCCTGAGCTCCTAGACGGGCATGCGACACCCCCCACGTTTCACACGGCACCACGGCACGGGACACAACGGCAGCCGGCGGGGTCATACCCGCGGCCGTGCCCGCGCCGCTCGGGGAGGGCTCTCGGCGGGAAATCGACGAACAAAAAAGCCCCTCGGTCCGGCAAGACGTGGAGGGACTCGACCTAAGGAGGTCCAGATCATGGTACCAGACGAGCTTTCTTTGAACCCAGACCAGATAGACGCGCTGTTCCGCGTCTCGCTCGCGGCCCTCGCGCTCTTCGCGGCCTGGGGATTCGTTTACCTGCACAGGCTGGAGAGGTGGGCGATTGACCATGAGGAGTAAGGGCTGCGAGCTCCCGGCGAGGGGATGGATGTCGCTCTCCGCCGCGGCGGACTACGTGGGGCTGAACAAGAACGTCCTGCGCCGCGCCATCAACGCGGGCGAGCTGGTCGCGTACCAGAAGCCCGCGACCTACAGCGAGAGCAAGCGCACCTACGTGCTCGTCTCGCCGGACGACGTCGACGCCTGGGTGCGTTCGCTGCCGCTGGCCTCCTACGGGCCGATGGTGGACTAGGTGGGCGCCGGGAAGGCGGCCCGCGAGAGGCCGCGCGGCGTGATGACGCTCGACGAGCTCCTGGCCTACGCAGAGGAGACGGGGGACCCGCTGGCCAGCCGGCCGGCGCCGGGCGTCCGCTACACCTACGTGCTCGACCAGTGCGAGGGGGCCGAGAGCCCGAGGGACGGGCACCGCTACGTCCCGCCGCGCTCCATCGTGGTCGAGGGCGAGAAGGGCAGGGTCGAGGACGCCGCCCAGGGCGTCGCCTGGATGCTCAGGCGGCTCGGGTGGACCTCGCGGATGATCGTGGAGGGCTGCGTGCTGAAGGACGCGCCCTCGCGGAAAGGGGATTGACATGGGTTTCGGTATCAACCGCGTCGTCGTGAGCGGGCGGCTCTGCAAGGACCCGGAGCTGAGGGCGACGCGCTCCGGCCTGGATGTGATGACCGCGCGCCTGGCCACCGAGGACCGCAAAAAGGGCACCGACGGTGCGTGGGTGGACGACCCCAGCTTCCTCGACGTGGTCGCCTTCGGGGGCGTGGGAGCCGCGGCGGCGAGGAGCCTCTCCAAGGGCTCGCGTGTCGTGGTCAGTGGCAGGGTCAGGCAGCGTTCCTGGGAGGACGAGGCGGGGACCCGGCACTACCGCGTCGAGATCGTCGCCGAGGACGTCGTCGTGTGCGGGGAGAGGCCGCGCGCGGCCGCAGCGCCGGCGCAGCCCTCCCGGCCGCCCGTGGCCGCGGCTCCCGCGCCCGTCGCGCCGCCCGTCGCGCCGGCGGACGTCTACGACGAGGACATCCCGTTTTGACGCCGCCGGCCAAGCCGCCGCTGAAGCCTTGCGAGTGCAGCAAGTGCCGCCACTGCTGGGCCGCGGCGATGGTGTGCACGAGGCGGCTCATATCGAGGGCCCCGGGCGAGAAGCGGTCCGGGTGCCTGTACTACGAGGAGCGCGAGGGGAGGGGCTAGGACATGGCAAGGCGCGGCATCTGGTGGTGGAAGGCAGAGATCGGCACGCTCCACGACCAGAAGATGGAGGACCTCGTGGACGAGCTCGGCGCCGCCGGCGTTGGCGTGTGGTTCAGCGCGATGTGCCAGCTGCACAGCGCCATCAACGACGGCAAGCCCTTCCTCAGGCGGGAGCACCTCGTCAGGCGCGTGGCGTGCGACCTGGACATGCGCCGCGAGGACGCCGAGGCCGCGCTCTGCCGCATGGCCGAGATCGGGCTCCTCGACGAGGGCATGTGGTCGGAGGGCAAGGCCGTCAACGAGCGCGTCGCCCGCCGCTACGAGGAGTACCAGGCCAAGGTCGGCATCGCCGAGAAGGCGAGGGCGGCGAGGTCAGAAGGGTAAACGCGCAGGTCGTTCTATCGATAGGCCTAACCATAAGCCTTACGCGCGAACTTTTATAAGCGGTAGAGGTTAGAGGTTAGAGATAGATAAGTACCCTCTCCCTTACTTGTGAGTAGGGGAACCTAACTTTTCAACAATCTTTCGACAAGTTTTCAACATTGGAGGAGAAATGAGCGATGTGACCGGAGTCCAGAGGCTGCGCAACGCCATCGAGGTCCAGGGCCGCGCGGGCTCGGAGAACCTCGTGCTCGACATGTCGGCGGCCGAGGAGATCTGCCGCGAGTGCGAGGACGAGCTCGAGGCGCTGGGCGAGGACCTCGACGGGCTCTACACCGCCGTCACCGGCGCGACGATGATCCTGCGCGCCGGGCTCGGGGAGTAGCGTGGCAGGCGGCGTCGGAGGGGAGACCGCGATGAGGATAAGCCAGGACAAGCTGCCGCCGGCCATCGACCTGGGCCGGGCGGTGCCGGACGGCGGGATCTGCAAGCCGAGGGCAAAGGGCGAGCTGCGCGTGCCGCCCGACAAGGTGAGGCGCGAGGTCGTGGCGGCGCTGCAGGCGTGCTCGGCGCCGGGGCGCAATGGACGCGAGAAGCCGTTCGCGCAGGTCGTGGCCGCGCTCGGGCCGTGGTGGAGCAAGAACCAGGACTCCACGTTGCCGGAGGTGCTCGCCGACCTCGTGGCGCCGCGGGGCAAGGGCGCGCTGGCCGCCGAGGTCGCCGACAAGGTCGGGAGGCTCACGCTCGAGCGCGACGAGGCGGTTGCCGAGGCGGCGACGCTCCGCGAGCGGGCTGCGCGCGCCGAGGCCGAGGCAGACAGGATGCGCAGGAAGCTTGAGAAGGTCGAGCACCTGCTCGGAGACGACGAGGAAAGGAGTCGGTGATGGCCGACAAGACAGGCGTGGCCAGGCTGCGCCAGGCGATAGAGAACCAGCGGGACGCGGGTGAGGCGTGCTTCACGCTGCCGATAGGGGAGGCGGCCGCCATTTGCGACGAGTGCGAGGACGAGCTCGCGCGACTGTCGTGGGCCAGGGGCGTGCGCGCGCCCGTGGACGCCGACGGCGAGGTCGTGCCGCTCACGCCGGAGGAACTGTACACGAGCGGGGGCATGATGATTCGCGTGACGTACATCTGCTTCATCGGGGGCTTGTGGTGCGCCCTGAGCCGAGACAGCGAAAGTCTGCTCTTGCTCAACGCGCTCCACCTCAACCGCCCCGACAGCTGGGAGAAGCTGGAGAAAGACGTCAGCAAAGCTGGGGACGAAGACATCTGCGGCTACTTCGGCTTTGCATTGAACAAGCCGTGCAGCGCGGAATGCCCGGCCAGAGATGCCCACGACTCATGTGCGGTAATCGCGGTGCGCGACGTGATGCGCCGCGCTAAGGCCCTCGCGGGTAGGGGCGAGGACTAATGGAGGAACTGAAACTCAAGCCGTGCCCGTTCTGCGGCCATGACCCCGAGTTGGTTGAATTCAAACATAGCTGCTATGTAATCCGCTGTACCAATCATGACTGGCCAAGCGACTGCAAGGACACTGACGTTGCAGGTTACGTCAACCTTTGTTCTTGGGGCATTGGGAGCGCGGCGAAAGATGCCCTAATCAAGGCTTGGAATACCAGAGCGGAGGCAGCTGATGACTAGCGACGAGGAGCGCCGCGAGGTCGCGAAGCGGCTGCGGAACGGCGGGATTGCGCGGGACTCGGAGGAGGCGTACGTGCTCCTGCTCTCGTGTGTCGGCATAAGGCCACAGCTTCCCGCCACGAGCACCTACGAGGACGCGATGGTGCGCATGCCGACCTAATCGACCGCCCGACGTGCAAGTACGTGTCAATCGGCAACAGGAGATTCGGTTGCTCATGGTGTGGGCACGTCGTCAAGCTTGACTACGACGTGCCGGTAGCGAACGAAGCTCACATGCCGTTCAACTACTGCCCCAACTGCAGCGCGGAGGTGGTCGAAGATGTTTAGCGCCTATGTCGCGCGAGCCGCACACGCCATCCTCTGCCGTAAGACCGAGGTCGCCGACCTGTACAAGGGCGATTGTCGCGGTTGCGGCGAGTGCTGCTCGCGCTTCCTGCCTCTAAGCCCCTACGACCTGCGCCGCCTAAAGCCTTACGTGCTCGAGCACGGAATCAAGCCGCATGAGCCGCGAGGCGAGGTCGACCTTATGTGCCCATGGCTCACCGACGGCAAGGAGTGCGCCGTCTACGCGGCAAGGCCCGAGGTGTGCCGCGCCTACCGCTGCGACCTGGACAAGCGCGGCGAGATTCGGACCTTCTTCGGGGCGGCGAGCGCCAAGGTCACCGACATGAGGGAGCTTGCGGAGAGGTGGGGCGATGCCGTATGACCGCGCGGGCTACCGCGATCACTGCGGCGAGTGCCGCCATTTCATTGAACCTAATCTAAAGGAGAACTGATGCTAAGCATGACAAACGTTAGCCGTCGTAAGGCTATTCCCGCAATCGCCATCGTCGCCGCCCTCGCGGTTGCCGCGTCCGTCGCGCTCGCGGGATGCACAGAAAGCACCCGCGTTAGCTACAACATCAAGCAGGACGCGGACAACTTCAACGTAGCGAGAAGGCTCACGGTCTTCAACATGCGCTCTGACAAGGTGCTCATGCAGATGACCGGCTGTTTCGCGCTCCACAACGACTCGGACAACGAGCTCGAGGTCGTGTGCGAGCTGCCGGACGGCAGCTACCAGAAGCACCTCGTGTACCTCAACGATTGGACGATGTACACGGTCGAGCAACTGGACACGTCCGATGTCGATAGGTTCAACTACGAGCTCAACTTCCTTCCGCAGGAGCTGCCCGGCGTGAAGATCACGAGTAAGGACTAGGCCGATGGAGATGTCATCGATGCAGCGTGTGCAGCATCTGCCCTACTGCTCGACAGCCGACGTCGTCGTGCTCGACGGCGACGGCAGCCGGTGGGTGAGGGAGACGAACGGGACATGTCCTGTTCGCATCGGGACATGTCCCGATAATGTCCCGTTTAGTCCTATCGCTAGTCGTAGCGTGGAGCTCGCACGGCGCCTGATGGTCCAGGAGTTGCGGCGTGCCGCGACCGGGGCGTACCGCCACGTCTACTCGCTCGACGTCATAGCGGGAGCAATCGGGGTAGACGCCGAAGGCAAATACGAGCACGACATCGAGCGCGAGGTGTACGCAAGGCTCGCAGACATCATCGAGGGCCCTGCCAACGCACCGACAGGCCCACACAAGCGCACAAGGAAGGTAGAGGCTTACCTCGTCGTGGATTTCGGCGGGAGCTTCGGCAGCGCATGGGAGGACCCCGTCACAGCCTTCACCGACCACGACAAGGCTCGCGTCTGCAGGTACATCCGCGAGCAGCGGCGCGTTGAGCCGAACAAAGAGGTCTTCTGCCCCATCGACTACATCGGCTCGTGCGTCAAGAGGATAGAGGTGGTAATCGATGAGTGACGCGGCCGAGACCGTCCGCGACCCCGGCTGGTACACGTCCGGCGCCGTGGAGACCATCGCGAAGATAGAGGCCGTCATCGACGGGCTACCGGCCCGCGAGGCCTTCCTGCTCGGGCAGGTCCTCAGGTACGCCGACCGAGCCGGGGAGAAGGACGACCCAGCCATCGACCTGGGCAAGGCCAACAACTACGCATGGAGACTGGTCACGGGAGATTGGAGGGCGGATGGCGGGCGCTAGCGTCTACCAAGGCAGGGACGGCGTCTGGCGGGCGAGGGTCATCTTCCCGGCGGACCCCGCCACCGGCCGCCGCGCACGCAAGGTCAAGGCCTTCCCCGGGGCGAGGGACGCCGAGGAGGCCCGCGCAATGGCGGAGGCCTACGCCGCCGGGGCGTCCGGCGCGTCCATCCAGGGCGCGCTCGCGCGCTACGCCGAGGAGGTCGCCGAGAAGGGCGCCGCGGGCCGCGCCCCCAAGGCGAACACGGCGCACGACTACCTCGGCTACGCCCGCCGCCTGGGCGAGGTCTTCCCGGCCGTGCCCGCCTGCGAGGTCACGCCCGGCATGGTCTCGTCGGTCGAGTCGCAGCTCCTCTCGCGCGGGCTCTCGGCCACGACCGTCAACGGCTACCACCAGTTCATGAGCGGGGCCTTCTCGTGGATGGCCCGCCAGGGATGGGTGCGCTCCAACCCGGCCGCGGACGCCATCCACCCGAGCGCCGGCAACCCGGACGCCTCGGGCAAGGCCCTCGACGAGGAGGAGCTGCGCGCGCTCACCGCCCGGCTGAGGGCCGACGAGCCGGAGACCGGCGAATACGGCGAGTGGCAGTGCGCCATGACGGCGCTCGACCTCATCGCCTGCACGGGGATGCGCCTGGGCGAGGCCCTGGCCCTGCGCGTGCGGGACCTCCGCCCTCAGGTGCCCGACGTCTACGTCTGCGGCACCGTCTGCGAGCGCGGCGGCCTCTTCCGCCAGCCCACGGCCAAGAGAGGGGAGGACAGGCGCCTGGCGGTGCCGACTCGCATCGTGCCGACCCTGCGCCTCATGGCCGCCGGCAAGCGGCCGGACGACGCGCTCCTCTCGCCGGACGGCGCGATCGTTCGGCCCGCGGTCGTCCGGCAGGCCCTGCGGGCGGCGTGCCAGGAGGCCGGCGTGCGGCGCATAACGCCGCATGCGCTCAGGCACACGCACGCCACGCTCGCGCTGCAGCGCGGCTTCACCATCGCCGACGTCAAGGCGAGGCTCGGCCACGCCGACGTGAAGACCACGCTCGGCATCTACGGGCACACGACGGCGGCGCGGGACAGGGGCATCGCGGAGTCCTTCGGCGGGTAAGGTTGGCACCGGGGCGGCGAGGACCACGGCAGGACCACGGAGGGCTTCCCGGCGCGGCGCCGACAAGGGAGCCTTCCCGCTGGTCGCGCGGCCCGCCGCCCCTCTTTCCGCCCACGTCCCCGACGGACAACGCCTAATTGTCCGATTTAAGGTGTATTGGTTAAGAGAGTTATGCAAGTTAGGTAGATTGGAGGCTTCATGGCATCCGAGGAAGAGCCGCCGAGTACGTTGGAGCTGCTAAGCATTCCGTTTCTGCTGCTGCTTCTCGTCTTCGTGCTCGCGCTCTACGCGCCCTTCTGGGCGATTGATAAACTGCGTGAGAAGTGGAGAGAGCGCGGAAAGACAAACCGCAGGTAGAATAGTACGGGACGGATTCTCACCACGAGGATTGGAGACTGATGCAAGCACGCGACTTCTTCGCATCGGTGCGCGCCGCGGCCGACGAGGCCGAGCGGACGAGGAGCCAGATAGAGCGCATGGAGGCGGCGGAGGGCGTGCGCGCGCAGGGGTACACCCCGGGCGTCTCGAGCTCACGGGCTGACGTCAACGGGACCGCCCGCGTCATCTCCCGCGTCGACTACGAGCACAGGATGCGCAGGCGGCTCGAGGAGGACTACGCCCTCATCGACCGCGGGTGCTCCGTGATCTACGGCTCTGATCAGACCGGCATGGGCGGCGTGGACGCGCTGCTGGGCTCCGCGACCGCCGACACGATGTGGTGGCGGTTCTGCGACGGCGCTGGCTGGGGCAAGGTGGCCCGCGAGGTCGGCCGCTCCGAGAGCTGGTGCAGGCTGGCCGTGGAAACCGCGCTCGACGTTTGCGACCAGTACGGCATGGACGCGATGACGCAAGGCCTCGGCATTGCCGAGGACAGGCCCGAGTCTTTCTAGGAATGCCCCGGCGCTCGATGCGCCGGGGCTTTTTTTGTTGGCGGTCTCTGGCAATCCCTGGCGGTCTCTGGCAATCCCTGGCGGTCTCTGGCAATCCCTGGCAGGTTCTGGCGCATTTTGGCAGCCCGTGGCGCATTTTGGCAGCGATTGGCGGACTGTGGCGGCGATTCGGCGCGTATAACGTAGGCTGTGCGACAGCGCACGAGAATCAACGCAAGGTCCTGGGGAACACCGGGGCCTTTCTATTTAAGGAGGCGCGATGCTGCCTCTGCGCGTCATCGAGTCCATCGCTCTGCGCTACGACACCGTGATGAGCCGGGCCATGCTCCGCGCCCTGGGCGTGGTGGTAAGGCCTGAGGTCAGGGCTGTGCCAAAGGCTTGCGCCAAGCTGATAAGCGACGCCAAGTACCGGGGCATGGAGTGGTGCTTCGAGAACCACGGCTCGCCCTGTCTATGAGCACGCCCAGCCGCTACGCCAACGGCCATGCGCGCCGAGAGGTGAGGGCGTGGCTGAGGGCGCAGTGCAGGCCGTGCGCGATATGCGGCAGGCCCATCGACTACGACCTCCCGGCCGGCGACCCCATGAGCTTCGAGGTCGACGAGATCGTGCCGGTGTCGCGCGGCGGCTCGCCCATCGACCGAGCGAACGTGCAGCCCGCGCACCGCATCTGCAACCAGCGTCGGGGCAACCGAATGCCCGGCGACGCGGGGGCGGCCGGGTTGGCGGTGAGGAGAAGCCGCGATTGGTAGGGGGGCGACCCCCTCCCCCCGGCCCACAGGCTCGCCCGCGGGCATTGCGCCCATATAGCGCGCCCATTTTATTTCCACAGGTACCTAGCAAACGTGTTGGCGGTGAGACCATGGCCCGCATCAAGCTCACGACCGCATGCAACCGCGGCGACCCGCGCGGGGTCTACGAGGCCCTGCGCTACGACATGGCTAAGAAGCTCGAGGAGACCGACTCTGGCCGCGACTACGCCGCCATCGCCAAGTCCTTCATCGACGTGCAGGAGAAGCTGGACGAGCTGGGCGAAACGGCGACCAAGGCGACGGAGCGCCACGCATCTGCGCTCGCGCAGGCCCAGCGCCGCCACCTGAAGGTAGTCAATGGCTAGGCTCGGCACCCAGACCCCCACTTTCGAGGTCGTGGGCGACTACGCCAGAACGGACGGCCCGGAGATAGTCTCGACGCTCGCGGCCTACGGATTTAAGTTCGACGAGGCGCAGACCCACCAGCTCGACCTCTACGCGGCCGAGGACGCCACCGGCGCCCCGGCGGCCATGACCATCGGCCTCTCGGAGCCGCGCCAGAACGGCAAGAGCCACGCGGCGCGCTGGTACGCGGTGTGGCGCGCGGCCATCTGCGGCATGCAGGTGGTCTACTCCGCGCACAACGGCGACGTGGTCGCCGACTTCTTCAAGCTGCTCGACCTCGTCTTCACCAACGAGGACAACTACCCCGACTTCCACGCCATGCTCGACGGTGAGCCCTACAGGCAGCCCGGCAGGCAGGAGATGCGCTTCACCAGCGGCGGGCGCATCCGCTTCTCGACGCGGACCAACTCAAAGAGCCGTGGCGGCACCTGCTCCATGATCGTCATCGACGAGGCGCAGGAGCTCACCGACGCGCAGCTCAACGCTTTGCTGCCGACCACGGCCGCGAGCCCCGACGGCGTGCCGCAGACCATCTACATCGGCACCCCGCCCGACCCGACGTGCGTCGGCACGGTCTTCCGCCGTCTCCATGACGAGGCGCATGGCGACCCGGCGCCGGACACGTGGTGGATGGAATGGGCCATCATCGAGCTGCCCAAGGAAGACGCCGACCTGGACGAGCTGATGGAGCTTGCCTACGCGACGAACCCGGCGCTCGGCACGCGCATCAACGAGCGCACCGTCCGCAACGAGGCCCGCACGATGGGCCTGGACGGCCTAGCCCGCGAGCGCTTCGGCTGGTGGAAGCCCGGCGGCGCGCAGGCGCCCCCGCTCATCGACCCCGCCAAGTGGGGGGAGTGCCTGGTGGCCGACGAGGACGCCATGCGAGACGGAATCAAGGCCTTCGGCGTGAAGTTCTCGCCCGACGGGCAGACCGCCGCGCTCAGCGTGGCCCTGGCCCATAAGGGCGGGGCGTCCTACGTCGAGCTGATAGAGGTCTCCGGCACCTCGCGCGGCACCGACGGGCTGTCCGACTGGCTGCTCGCCCGCGCCGGGACCACGGCGGCGCTTGCCATCGACGGCAAGAGCGGGACGGCGCCCCTCGTCAAGCGCCTCCTCGACCGCGGCTACCCGAGGCGCGCACTCGTGGAGTGCTCCCCGGCGGACGCGCAGGCGTCGGTGGCGATGCTGCTCGACGAGGTCAACGCGGGCACCGTCAGCCACATCGCATCGCCGGCGCTCGACGAGAGCGCGACGAGATCCATCAAGCGAAAGATAGGGAGCAACGGCGGCTTCGGCTTCGGCGACGGCCCCGACTCCATCTCGTGCCCGGTCGAGAGCGCGGCGCTGGCCCTGTGGGCCGCCCGCACGACCAAGCGCGACCCGAAGAGAAAGCAGAGGGCCTGGTAGTGCGCAAGGAGATACCATCCGAAATCGCGTCGGCTTCGGGCCTCAGGCCCGAGGACGCCCAGACCGTGCAAGCACTCTGCGTGACCTACCGCACGAAGCTTGCGCGCAATTACCTGCGCCTGGGCTACTACCTGATGCACAAGCGCCCCAAGGAGCTGGGCATCTCTGTGCCGCCGCACCTCCGCAACCTCGAGCAGGTGGTGGGCTGGCCCGCGAAGGCCGTGGACAGCCTCGCCAACCGCTCGCAGTTCGACGGCTTCGTGACCTCCGACGAGGGCGCGACCGACGAGCTTTCGCGCATCGTCTCTGTCAACTCCATGAAGCGCCTTTACCGGCAGTCGGTGAAGAGCGAGCTGCAGTGCTGCTGCGCCTTCTTGACCGTCACGGCGGGCGACGAGGGCGAGCCGCCCGTCATCGTGTCCGCGCACCCCGCCACCGCCGCTGCGGCCATATGGGACGACCACATGCGCCGCATCGAGGCGGGCATGGTCGTTGTCGACCGCGACCGCAGGCCGCTCCTCGCCGCCGAGCCGACGTGGGTGGACGTCTTCACCGACGAGGCTGTCATCCGCATCAGGCGCGACGGAACCACCCGCAACTGGGCGGCGGAGTACGTCTGGCACTCCATGGGCCGCCCGCTCATGGTGCCCATGGCCCACGAGGCCACGCTGGAGCGCCCCTTCGGCAAGTCGCGCATCTCCCGCGCGGTGATGAACATCACAGACAACGCCATGCGCGCGAGCGTGCGCTCCGAGATCTCCGCCGAGTTCTTCACAAGCCCGCAAAAGTACCTGATGGGCGCGGACGACGACGTTCTCGGCGACATGAGCAAATGGGACGCATACATCGGCAACATCTTCTCCGTGTCCAAAGACGAGGACGGCGACGCGCCGACCTTCGGGCAGCTCGCACAGGGGAGCATGCAGCCGCACATCGACTACATGCGCTCGCTCGCTGCCCGCTTCTCGGGCGAGACGAACGTCCCGCTCTCCGAGCTGGGCGTCGTGACTGACAACCCCAGCTCCGCCGAGGCCATATACGCGGCCAAGGAAGCCTTGGTCATCGACGCGCAGAACCTCAACGCGGACAACGGCGAGGCCCTGCGCGACGTGGCCCTCATGGCGCTCGCCGTCTCGCGCGGCACCGACTACGCGACCGTCGAGGGCGAGCGTTTGGCCGTCCAGGCGAAGTTCAAGAACCCCGCCATGCCGTCCGTGGTAAGCCAGTCCGACGCGATGGTCAAGATGATCAGCGTGCTTCCGTGGCTCGCGGAGTCCGACGTGGCCCTCGAGGAGCTGGGCTTCTCCGATGACCAGATCCAGCGCCTGCGGAGCGACCACGCCAAGGCCACGAGCCGCGCGCTCGTGGCGTCCGCGACGGTGGGCACCGGGCTCGACCTTCCTTCTGCCAACCCCGACGCTGCGGCGGCGCAGCTAGCTGATGGGGCCCTGCAGTGATTCCGCGCGAGCAGTTCGACGCCTACAGCAGGGCCGTCGCGAACCTCTCCGACGGGGCGCAGCGAGAGATAGAGTCCGGCATCTGGGCGTGGCTGCAGACCGACGAGGGCAGGGCCGCGAGCGTGGCGGAGTGCCGCGAGTACGCGAAGGGCGTCATGGCCGGCGTCATCCAGCGATACGACGAGGCCGCAGGGTCCTTGGCAGCTGACTGGTACGATAAGCAGGCGGCCGACAACCATGTGAAGCTGCCCGCCGCGATCACTGCCGCGGTCTACGACCCCGACACCGTCGACGAGACCGCGCGTTACCAGGCGAGGAAGCTCGAGAAGGGCGACCTGCGCGGTTTCGCCAAATGCTGCGGCGAGCTCGGCCGCAACGACGTGCTGCGCAGCCTGAACGAGACGATCATCGCGAACGTGGGGCGCGACAGGAAGGTCGGCGTCCGCTTCGCCCGCGTGCCTACCGGCGCGGAGACGTGCACGTTCTGTATCATGCTCGCGTCTCGCGGTGCGGTCTATCACACGCGCAAGACGGCGGGTGAGTTCAGGCACTTCCACCGCCGCTGCGACTGCAAGGTGGTGCCCGGCTTCGAGGACGACCCCGACGCCGAGCTCGTGGAGGGCGTGCGGCCGGATGAGTTGCGCGACCTGTACAAGCAGTTCAGGGATATAGACGGCTATGGTCTCCCGAAAGCCCAGGCGGACGCCGTGAAGGCTGCGGCGTATCGCGTTTCCGGGCTTTCCGGCAAAGAAAACGCGGCTTACGCCGATGTTTTGGACGCAGCCATTTCAAGCGCCTCCAAAGAGTTCCGGGCCAAGGGTAGAAGCCCCGCTTCGTACGATGAGACGGTAGGCAGGCTACTGGGCCTTCTCGGCAAGCAATACGGAATCAGCCTCTCCGGTTCTTGGGAGCCTGGGACCAAAGGGAAGACGGTGTTCGCTCTGCCGGACGGCAACGAGGTATGGGCGATGCTCGAAGCGATGGACGCCGGCGACGAGGTCGTGTTCTTGCCGCAGGAAAGAGACATGGTCCCAGATGTTAGGACTTCTAGAGGGTACGCCGAGATAAAGACGCCGAGAAGCATCAGGAAGGTAGCCGATAGGCTGAAACATGCCTCCGAGCAACTCGATGCGATTGGAAGCCCAAACGGAGACGTGTACCTGAGTTTGCTCAGGCTCGAGTCCGAAGAACGGAGGGCTATCGATGTGGCCCAAAGATTCGTGGACGATGGAACCATCAAGAACATCCACGTCATTCACGGCGACGGAACGATCGAAACCCTAAATAAAACGGACGCGGGCCTCGGTTCTTAACCAGGGTGCGCGTCCATGCCGATAGCTTACCACATCGGGGCGTGGCGGAACGGCAGACGCGCGTGCCTCAGGAGCACGCGGGCATCGCCCGTGCGGGTTCGAATCTCGCCGCCCCGACCAGCTGAATCAAGCCCCGTCCGGGGCTTTTTTCATATACGCCCGCCACGGGCGGCAACCGTGGCACCTCACCGCGCCTGCCGGGTCAAGCAGGCTCGCACACGCCCGAGCGGGCGGGATTCTACCGAAAGGAAACGAAATGGCAAACGAAAAGACGGAGTTCGAGCCCATCACCTCGCAGGAGCAGCTTGACGGCATCCTCAAGGGCCGCCTTGCCCGCGAGCGCGAGAAGGCCGCGGCCAAGTACGCCGACTACGACGAGCTGAAGGCCAAGGCCGCGAAGTTCGACGAGGCCGAGGCCGCTCAGATGAGCGACCTCGAGAAGGCCAAGAAGGAGGTCGAGGAGCTCAAGGCCGCCGCCGCCAAGCGCGACGAGGCCGACCGCGTGCGCGGCCTCAAGGCCAAGGTCTCCAAGGCCACAGGCGTGCCCGCCGACCTCATCAGCGGCGCCGACGAGGAGTCCATGACCGCCTTCGCGAAGTCCGTCGCCGAGTTCGCCAAGAAGCCGAGCGCCCCGAAGCTGGAGGAGTCCGGCAGGTCCGCCTCAGCCAAGCCCGAGGACAACGGCTTCCGAGAGATCGCCCGCATGCTCGCGGGCGAGGAGTAGCCAACGAGAGGAATGAACATGGCACTTACCACCAAGAAGATCATCCTGCCCAAGGACGTGGCCGTCGGCATCGTCAACAAGGCGTCCGACACCTCCACCATCGCCGCGCTCTCCCCGAGCACGCCGATGCTCTTCCGCGACCAGGAGTACATGGTCTTCAACCCCACCGCCGAGGCCGAGGTCGTTGAGGAGGGCGCGCAGAAGGGCTCCTACGAGGCCTCTACCTCCCCGGTGACCGCCAAGCGCGTCAAGCTCCAGACCACCACCCGCGTCACCTCCGAGCTGGAGTGGGCCGACGAGGACAACCGCACCCAGATCATCGAGGCCATCGTCGCCGACCAGGCCGCCGCGTTCGCCCGCGCCCTCGACTACGTGATCTACCACGCCATCAACCCCAAGTCCGGCGAGGCCCTGGGCGACGGTTACACCGCCCTGTCCGGCACCGCCACGCAGGTGACCTCCACAGGCGATGCCGTGGAGGACATCGACGCCATCGTCGACGCCATCGCCGCCACCTACGACGTCAACGGCATCGCACTCTCCAAGACCTTCGCCGCGTCCCTGCGCAAGGTCCGCGTGCCGTCGACCGGCCAGCGCCTCTACCCCGAGATTCCGCTGAACCTCAAGCCGGGCACCGTCGAGGGCGTCACCGCCGCCACCTCCGGCACCGTCTCCGGCGCCCTCGCCAAGGCCGCGACCAAGGTCCTCGCCTTCGCCGGCGACTTCTCCGTCATCAAGTGGGGCCTCGTCCGCGACATGACCGCGCAGGTCATCCCCTACGGCGACCCCGACGGCTCCGGCGACCTCCAGCGCACCAACCAGATCGCCTACCGCACCGAGGGCGTCTACGGCTACGCCGTGCTCGACCCCAAGGCCATCGCCTGCCTCAAGGCGGCCTAGCGATGGGCGCCTTCGATAAGACGCTCGTGCCGGGCACGGGCGCGTCCTCCTCGGTCTTCGACCAGCCCGTCAAGTTCGCCGGGGCCACCAAGGTGGTCTCCGCCGACGCTGCCGACGCCGCCGGCGCGGCGCCCACCAAGGCGGAGTTCGACGCCGTGGTCAAGCTCGTGAACGAGCTTAAGAAGACCGTGAACTCCATGCTCTCCTAGGAGGTCCCGAATGGCCGCGAACCTTAACGTCACGCTCGAGGAGTACGCGGCTCGCTACGGCGCGCCGTCCGACCCCGGGCGCGTCTCCGCGCTGCTCTCCGACGCCTGCGACATGCTGCTCACGGCCTACGAGGGCCGCTTCGGCTGCTACGTCGGCGGCGCACACCCGGCCTTCGACCGCGGCTACAAGGCTGTGGCGTGCGCCGTCGTGAGCCGCGCCGTGAGCGTGCCCGACGCCTTCGCCGGCGCGACGCAGTACAGCCAGACGGCGGGCAGCTACAACGCCTCCGTGACCTTCGCCAACCCCACCGCCGACCTCTGGCTCGGCAAGTCCGACCTGAGGCGGCTCGGGCTGGCGGGCATGCGCATCGGCACAATCGCCCCGATGGTCGGCGATGACCATGCTTAGCCTCATCCCCACCGAGGCCGTCGCCGTCATCCGCCCCACGGTGGAGCGCGACGACCTCGGCGAGTCGACGCTCGGCGAGCCGACGCGCGAGGATGTGCGCTGCGTCGTGTGCCCGGGGGCGACCTCCGACATGGACGCGACACGCCCCGAGGGCGTCACCGTGGCCTACACGCTGCACTTCCCCAAGACATACGCCGGGAGCCTGCGTGGCTGCTCGGTCGAGGTGCGCGGCACCCGCTACGACGTGGTGGGCGACCCGCAGCGCACGACCGATGCCGCCACTCCCGGCCCCTGGAACCTGGCCGTGGAGGTGACGCGCGCGGATGGCTAACAGCGTCAAGTTCGGCAAGTTCAAGATGAGCCGCGCGGGATACGCCGCCCTCATGGATTCCCCCGGCGTCCAGGGCGTCATTGGGCGCAAGGCGCAGGCCGTCAAGACAGCGGCGGACGCCGGGCTTTCCGGCGGCGGATACGCGCTGCCCGTCCACGAGGTCAAGGACTTCCAAGGCAAGCTCGCGCGCGGAAAGGTCGTGCGCACCAAGACCGACCAGGCCCGCTACAGCGAGGCGAAACGCAAGACGCTCTCGAAGTCGCTGGGCGCGGCGAACGGATAGGGGAGAACGCATGGACGTAGAGGCAGTTGTGGCCAGAAGGCTCTCCGAGGCCGTTGGCGTGCCTGGCCGCGTGGAGGTCACCGAGAACACGCCGGAGCGCTTCATAAGCGTCGAGCGGCTGGGCGGGGGCGGCTCCATGTTCGAGCCCGTGCAGCTCGCCATCGACTGCTGGGCCGGGAAGAAGCAGCGCAAGGCCGCGCAGGCCCTCTCCGAGAAGGTGAAGGCCGCCGTCTACGACCTCGACGAGGAGCCGAACGTCTTCCACCCTGAGGTCACGAACTGCTACCGGCAGAACGACCCGGACACGGGCCGCTCAAGATACATCGTGCAGGCCCAGCTGTGGGTCTGCGAGTAAAGGAAGGGGCCTGCTAATGGCTGAATCCAACACCAACAACCAGGCGAACGTCAGCTCCGCAAAGGGCGTCAAGGGCGGGTACATCTTCTCCGCCCCGGTGGGGACTGCGCTGCCGACCGACATCAAGACCCAGCTCGACCCCGCGTTCAAGTGCCTCGGCTTCATCTCCGAGGACGGCTACGTGGAGACGGTCGACGAGGACTCCGACGACATCCCGGACATGAACGGCGACGTCATGGACTCCACCAACTCCAACCGAGTCGAGTCCGCGCAGCTCACGCTCGCCGAGATCAAGGCGGAGACCCTGAAGCGCCAGTACGGCGACGCCAACGTCACCGACACCAACGGCATCATCACCGTCAAGCACAACTCCGATTCCCACCCGACCTTCGCCTACGTGCTCGAGCTCGTGCTCAAGAACTGCCGACGCTGGCGCAAGGTCGTGCCCAAGGGCAAGTCCTCCGAGCTCGACGACCTCACCATCGCGAGCTCCGAGCTGTGCCAGCGCGCCCTCACCATGAAGTACCTCACCGACGAGCAGGGAAACACCTGCTACGACTACTACGAGTCCACGGAGACCCAGGCCGCCTAGGCCACCCGACACGGCGCGGGGCGACACGTCCCCGCGCCATTTTTAAGCAAATGAAACGACAGCAAGGAGCGGCGCAAATGGCCGACAAGAAGCACGAGATCATCGAGTTCGAGTTCCGAGGCCAGAAGTTCGAGGCCGACAAGACCGCCTTCGGCTCGCTGAAGGTGCAGACCGCGATCAACCTCGGAGACAAGGACCACAAGGCCGCCAACGAGGCCATGGACCTCATCTGCTGCGGCCACTTGGTCGATTACATCGACCGCGTCCCCGACGCCGACGGCAACGCCCCCGACGAGCTTGGCTGCTCCGCCGAGGACTGGGGCGCCTTCACCAAGGCCATGGGAGAGGCCGTCGCGGCAAAAAACTAACCAGCTTCGCCCTCGACTGGCTTTGGAACCGCGAGGACGTGATAGCGGACTTCCGGCAGTTCTACGGCATCGACCTCCCGCTGGAGGCCGAGGACGTGGACTGCGCCCGCTGGGGACTGCTGTGGCACGCGCTGCCGCGCGAGTCGAGGACGGCGCGAAGGCAGTCCCCGGACCTCGAGTGGAGCGCGGGCGAGCACATGCTCAGCCAGGCGGTCTACTACCTCCACATGCTCGAGTGGAGGCTGTGCACAAAGGACGGCCAGAAGGGCAGGCGCGCCCCGCAGCCGTCACCGACGCCCGGCGAGAGGGCCGACGCCGAGCGGCGCCGCGCCAACGCTGAGAGCGCACGCGCGGACATAGACAGGATTCTCGGCATCCCGGAAGGGGGCGCGTAAATGGCGGTCAACGTAGGCTCGGCGTCCGTGACGATCATGCCGACCATGAGCGGCTTCGCCGCGAAGATGGACAAGGAGCTGGGCGGCGCGGGCAAGACGGGCGGCGCGTCCTTCTCCAAGGCGTTCGGCACGGCCGCGCAGCCGGGGACCGGCTTCATCGGGCGGTTCCGCACCGCCGGCACCAGCGCCGGCTCGGCCATGGGCGAGTCCGTGGGCAAGGGCATCAGCGCCAAGGGCGCGGCCATCGCCGGGGCCATGGGCGGCCTGGCCGCGTCCATCGGCGCTAAGCTCGTGGGCGTCATCCAGGGGCTCACGGGCGAGATAACGGACGCCAGCGACTCGGCGCAGAAGTTCGCGAGCACGCTGTCCTTCGCGGACATCGACGACTCGACCATCAAGGACCTGACGGCCTCGACGCAGGCCTACGCGGACGAGACGGTCTACGACCTCTCCGACATCCGCAACACGACGGCGCAGCTGGCCGCCAACGGCGTCGACAACTACGCCCAGCTCGCCGAGGCGGCGGGCAACCTGAACGCGGTGGCCGGCGGCAACGCCGACACGTTCAAGAGCGTCGCCATGGTCATGACCCAGACCGCCGGCGCGGGCAAGCTCACCACCGAGAACTGGAACCAGCTCTCCGACGCCATCCCGGGCGCGTCCGGCAAGCTCCAGGAGGCCCTGAAGGCCAACGGGGCCTATACGGGCAACTTCCGCGAGGCGCTGGAGAAGGGCCAGGTCTCCGCCGAGGAGTTCAACAAGGCGGTCATGGACCTCGGCATGACCGACGCGGCCAAGGAGGCGGCCACCTCCACCGCCACCATCGAGGGCGCCGTGGGCAACCTCGAGGCCGCGGGCGTCAAGGGCGGCATGGTCCTCACCGACGCCTTCAAGCCGTTCATCACCGGCGCCATCAACACCGCCTCCGAGACCATCGGCCAGGTGACCGACGGCGTCGTTCGGTTCTTCGGCGTGGCGCAGTCCAGCGGGTCGGTCCAACAGCTCGTCGACACGGTGGGCGCGCTCGGCGGGGCGGCGGGCAACATCCTCGGCGCGCTGGGGAGCCTCGCGCTCGCCGTGCTCGGCATCCAGCCCAGCGGGGACGCCGCCACGGACGCGGCGAACGGCCTTAAAAGCGAGCTCGACGCGGCCCAGCCGGTCATCCAGGGCGTCTCCGACGCGACCGGGTGGCTCAAGGACCACGCCGCCGAGGCCGCGCCCACCGTCCAGGGACTCGTCTTCGCCATCGCGGCGATGCGCGTGGCCCAGGGCGCGGCGGGCCTCGTCTCCGCCTTCTCCGCCGCCGTCGGCGGCATGGCCATCGCCTCTCCCGCGGCGGCGGCCGGGACCACGGCGCTCGCGGGCGGCGAGACCGCCGCAGGCACCGCCGCCGGCGTCTCCGCGGCCCAGATGCTCGCCTTCGGCGCCGCCGTGCTCATGATTGGCGGAGGGGCCGCCCTCGCGTGCGCCGGCCTGCTCGCGCTCGCCAACGCCGCCGTCATGATCGCGTCGGCTGGGCCCTCCGCCGCCGCCGGCATGGCCGCCATGGTAGGAACCGTGGCCCTGCTCGCCGTGGGCGCCGCCGCCCTCGGCCCCGCGCTCACCGCCGGGGCCGTCGGCATGCTCGCCTTCGGCGGGGGCGTGGCCCTCGTCGGGGCCGGTGTGCTCTTGGCGTCCGCCGGGCTGATGCTGCTCGGCGCGGCGCTCCCCGGCATCTCCGCCCACGGCGCGAGCGCCGCCGTCGGCGTCCTCGCGCTCGGCGCGGCCATGCTCGTGCTCGGCCCCGGCGCCATGGTCGCCGCCGCCGGCCTCGTGATGCTCGGCGCCGGCGTGGCCGTGGCCGCCGCCGGCGTGGCGCTGCTCGCGGCCGGGACAGTGCTCCTCGGCGCCGGGCTCGCCCTCGTGGCGGCCTCGGTGGTCGTGGCCTCCGCAGGCATCCTCGCCATGGGCGCGGCCATGCCCATGGTCTCGTCCTCCGCGCCGGGCGCGGCCGCCGGGCTCGGCGCCCTCGCGGCGGCGGCGCTCGCGGCCGCCCCGGGGCTTCTCGCGGCGACGCCCGCAATGAGCTCCTTCTCGTCGGCGTGCTCCACCGCCTCGTCCGCCTCCGCGCAGGCGCGCTCCGGCATCGACCAGGTCAAATTCGCGAGCCAGTCCATGGCCACGGCGGCCAAGGCCTCTTTCCGGGACTTCGCCAACTCGGCGAAGAACGCGGCCTCGACCGCCTCGAACGCGGTCATGGGAGCCTGCCGCCGGATGTCCGCCGAGGTGGGCTCGCTCAGGCTCACGCTGCCGCGCATCTCGGTCGGCGCGCTGCCGCACTTCTCTATGTCGGGCAGCTTCAACGCCCAGACCGGCTCCGTGCCGTCCGTGAACGTCAGCTGGTACGCCAAGGGCGGCGTCTTCTCGACCCCGAGCGTCGTCGGCGTCGGCGAGGCCGGGCGCGAGGCTGTCGTGCCGCTCAAGCCGAGCGTCCTGCGCGGCATCGGCGAGGGCATCGACGTCGAGCGCGCCGGCGACGACGCCGCGTCCGTGATCGCGTGGCTCGACCGTAACTTACCGGTGATCATCCAGAGGTACACCCCGGTCACGCTCGAGCGCGACCTCGACCGACACATCAGGACGGTGATGGCAGGTGCATAGGCTCGCTTACGTCTCGTCCGGCGGCGAGCGCGTCGACCTCGACGGCGGCGGCGCCTTCGTCGGCACCGCCCCCAAGCTGCGCTCGCGCGTGTGGACGTATACGCTCGGGTGGCGCGGCGCGTCGGGCATCAGCCGCGACGCCCGCGAGGCCGGGCTGGACGCCACGATGACCGCCGAGCGCGCCGACGAGCTGCGCAGGCTCGCCGACCGCGACGTGTCCTCCGGGACGCCCGGCACGCTCGTCTTCGACGACGAGTGGTACCAGCGCGCCTATATCGCCAAGAGCGAGACCGATGCGGTCTACGGGCAGCGCGCCGTCAAGGCCGAGCTGACCGTCCTTCTGCTCGACGGGGCGTGGAGGCGCGAGGAGTCCACGGACTTCTTCGCCGAAGAGGTCTCAGACGGGGACGCGCTCGACTTCCCCCACGACTTCGAGTACGACTACGGCGGCAGCGGCGCGAACCGGACCGTCACGGTCGAGGGCCTGCTCCCCGCAGACATGAGGATGACCATCTACGGACCTGTGACCAACCCACGCGTGGTCGTGGCCCAGGGCGAGTTCTCGAACACATACAGCGTGAAGGTCGCGGTGCCCGGCGGCTCGCGCCTGGTCATCGACGGCTCGAGCCACCCGAAGAGCATCCAGCTCATAGGCACCTACGGCGAGGTGGAGGACCGCTTCGCCGACGGCGTTCGCGGTGAGGGCGCGGGCTCCGGCTCGTACTGCTTCGAGCCGCTGCGCCCCGGCACCTCCACCGTGTCGTGGGACGGCAGCTTCGGCTTCGAGCTCACGGCATTCCAAGAGGAGGGCGAGCCCCCATGGAGCTCATAGTGGCGGACAGCGCGGGCAGGACCCTTTTCCCGCTCGCGGACTTCGAGCTCGACATGGACTCGGGCTGGGGCGACGGCGTCGACAACACCTTCGACCTGATCGTGCGCGACGCCTCCGCCTCGCTCCCCGAGGCCGCGTGGCGCGTCTACGCCGACGGCACGGAGATGGGCGGCCGCGTCGAGCGCTTCGAGCTCAAGACCGGCCGCTCGTCCTCCGGGCTGCACTGGACCGGCTCCACGTGGAGCGGCGTGCTCGCAAAGCGCCTGCTCTGGCCTGACGCCGGGCAGGACTACCTCACGCTGGCGGGCGACGCGAACGCCGTGCTCAGGCAAACGGTGGCACGTCTCGGCCTCGGCTCCTTCTTCTCCGTGCCAGACGGGGACGCGGGTGTCTCCGTGAGCTACAGGTGCTCGCGCGACGTGCCGGACGCATGGACGAACCTGCGACTTGCCATGAGGTCTGCCGGGCTGCGCCTCGACGCGAGGTGGATAGACGGAGCGTGTAGGCTCCAGGCGGCCAAGGTGACCGACTGGCGCGGCCGCGTCGACTCCGACCTCGTGGACTTCGACCTGTCCTCCGACCTGCTGGTCACCAACCACCTGAAGGCGGCTGGCAAGGGCGAGCTGGCCTCGCGCGAGGTCGTGGACGTCTACGCCGACAACAAGGGCAACGTCGGGACGGCGAAGGCCATGGCAGGCGTATTCGAGCTCGAGGAATACTACGACGCCAACAACAGCGAGGGCGACGACCTGCGAGATCAGGCCATGAGCCGCCTGAAGGACATGCAGACGGAGGGCAACGTCAAGGTCACCGTCGGCGAGGGCGTGAGCTTCGGCCTGGGAGACGTCGTGGAGGCACGGCACTACTCGCCCAACGTGACGGTCAGCGTGGAGATAAGCAGCAAGGTCATATCGGCGACGGGCGCGGGAGCGAGCGCGACCTACGGCGCGTCGCCGAGCGGCACGAGAGTGGGGTGATCAGCCTTGATCATGGTCATAGGCGGCGACCTGTGGCAGTGGGACACCGGCAGGAGCGTGCGGCTCGACGTCGCGGGCGCCACGCAGGCGCACTTCGCGGCCGCCGAGTCGCAGCGCGCCGTGGTCGTCGACGTCAGGGACGGCGTCGCGAGGGTGCCGTCACAGGTGCTCAGCGCGGGGAGGGCCATCGCCGTCTGGGCGTCGGACGGGAGCGAGACGCTCGAGCGCGCCATCTTCCCCGTGAGGCCGCGCGCGAAGCCCGACGGCTACATCCTGACGGACGACGAGGTGCAGACGTGGGAGGACGTCAAGCAGTGGGTCAAGGACGCCATCGCGGCGTCCGGCAAGGCCCTCGAGGCGGGCACCGCCACGCAGCTCGGGCCCGATGACGCTCCCACCGTCGAGATAGCGGGCGGCAGGCTCAACCTCGGCGTCCCGGCGGGGAAGCCCGGCACCAAGGTTACGACGGGGGAAGGCCAGCCCGCCACCGGCGGGCGCGAGGGAGACCTGTACATAGATGAGGCAACGGGGGCGCTGTACAAGTACGCCCGGAACGACGAGGAGGAGAACTGATGGCACTTTCATGGAACCAGGTCGGATCGCTCAAGGGCCCGCAGGGCCAGCGCGGTGAGACCGGCCCGCAGGGCGAGAAGGGCGGCAGCGTCCGCATCGCGACCGTCGACGTGACCGACAACAGCGACGTCGCGTTCTCGGCGCTCACGCCGTCGGACGGCGTCAAGGTCGGGGACGTGGTCCTCGACGCCATGGGCCAGGCGTACGCCGTCGTGTCGGTCAACGCCGGCGCCTCGACGGCCCACGTCGGCACCGCGGTGCCCGGCTACACGGCCAAGGGCCCCAAGGGCGACGTGGGACCGGCGGGCCCGCGCGGCGAGAACGGCACGTCGGTCACCGTCAAGGGCGCCGTCTCCGACAAGTCGAAGCTACCGGCCGACGCCGCCATCGGCGACACCTACGTCACGAGCGACGACGGCCACATGTGGGTCAAGACGTCCATGTCGGGCGACTCCCAGTGGACGGACCTCGGCGCGATGAAGGGCCCCAAGGGCGACACCGGCCCCGCCGGCCCCACCGGCCAGCAGGGCACGACCGGCCCGCAGGGCCCGGCGGGCCCCGGCATCACCTTCGGCAGCGGCGCCCCGAGCGCGCCGTCGCAGCAGGGCGCCGTGTACGTCGACGTCGCCGACGGCTACAAGGTCTACCAGTACAGCCAGACGGCCTAGCGAAAGGAGCTCATCATGGCATGGACGAACATCGGCTCGCTCAAGGGCCCCAAGGGAGACAAGGGCGACACCGGCCAGACCGGGCCGCAGGGACCGCAGGGACTGAAAGGAGCCACCGGCCCGACCGGCCCACAGGGCCCGAAAGGGGTCACCGGCCCCACCGGCCCGAAGGGCGCGGACGGCACCTCCGTCACCGCGGGAATCGGCGCCCCGAGCGGCACCGCGGCGGTGGGTTCGGTCTACATCGATGCCTCTACCGGCAACCTGTACACGTACAAGGCCTAGGGGGCTTCTTGCATGGCCTGGACGAAGATAGGCAACCTCAGGGGCCCGACGGGGGCAACCGGGCCGCAGGGGCCTGCGGCGACGACCGCCCAGGCCTTCCTCGCCGCCCACCCGGTCGGGTCGCTCTACATGGAGACCAAGGGCAAGAACCCGGGCGCGGCCTACGGAGGCACGTGGGTGATGCGCGACTCGCAGAACGGTTTCATCTGGGAAAGGACGGCATAATGGAGATCGTGACCGGCAAGGCCGGGACGCCGCACGTGAGCTCGGCGGATGACGGGCGCAGAATCGCGGGCGAGGTTGGAGCCGGCAGCTACGTCCTGCAAACCGGGGGCAGGCTTGCGCCGTCGCTCGTTGACGCGAACACAGTGAGGTTCGCGACGGGCGACATGGTCGTCCAGGGTCGCCACATCGGCCTCACGGCCCCCGAGGACGTGAAGGTGGCCTCCGGAACGCAGGGCAAGAAGCGCACGGACTACATCTGCGTCCACTACAAGAGGGACGTGAGCGGCGCGAACCCGACGCTCGTTGAGAAAGTCGAGTGGAAGGTGCTGCAGGGCACGCCGGGGGCCACGGCAACCGCGCCGTCGCTCACAAGCGGGTCCATCCTGAACGGCGACGCCGACGTGACCGTGCCGGTGTGCTCGGTGAGCTTCGACGGCCTGACCACGGGCGCGCCCAAGCTCATCATCCCGACGCTGACACCGCTCGCGACGCTCGGGGATTCCGTATCCCGGGC